CGGCAAACGGTTCGAGGCACACGTGACAAAGCGTGACCTATACCGTGAGCACGGGGTTTACCTAGCAGCGCATAGTGACGACAAGAAGTTGCGGTCACTCTTGAAGCACCAACTGGAGCTGAAAGGGAGGACTCTATGTGGCACTAGGTTCTACCGGGAGGGGTGTCGAGCTAGCGGTGATTACAACACCGGTCTTGGTAATTCCTTGATCATGCTAGCTGTCTGTCGGGCCGTGATGAAAATCTACCAGCAATCTAGGCCTTGCAGATACGACCTACTCGTGGACGGTGATAACTGTCTCTTCTTTGTTGAAGGGAAGGAAGCCAGCCTGGTTCGTTCCCAGTTTGGCACCCTGGTTTCCAGGGTATCGTCCCAGGAGATGGAAGTCGAGAAACCTGAGACCACCTTTGAGCGCTGTGTCTTTGGACAAAGTCAACCTGTGTTCAACGGAAAACACTACGTTATGGTACGTGATTTCCACAAGCAGTTGAGCTGTGCTTTTAGTGGCTATAAGCACTACGCTGATCGACGACATGGCCTTAGGGTCTTGAAAGCGATCGCACAGGGGGAGTTATATCTGGCGATAGGATTGCCTGTGCTGCAAGACTATTATAAACGGGCCGTAGAACTCCTGGCGGACATCCCGGACTACCGAGACCCCACACCCTACTTGGAAGGCCATGTTCTTGAGGCCGTCAAGCTTGCGGGTCATTGGGATATCATCCAGCGGGTGAGGACAGTGCGCGTGTCGGAGGCGGCTAGGGTCTCTTTTGAGGCCGCGTTTGGTGTCAGCAGTGTCGAGCAGAAGGTGCTGGAGAACCGACTGATTCGTGATATGTCTTTTGTTGATGTGATTGGCCCCGAGAGCTGGGAGGCCATCCCAACATTCGACTATCCCGAAGGGGACGTTCTGTCAGTGGCCGATGCTCGGTACCTCTCCAGAGCATAGATCTCTGGTCTGCCCAGGGGTGTAGTGGGGGGTCGCCACAATTGGCACTAGCCCCCAGCCCCTCCTAGCATCACCCGTCTTGCCTCATGCCAGACGGAACAAACTCTCGGGGTGTGGGGAAGTGAGTGGGGAGCAACCCTTAGTCCAACGGCGGCGTCTGCGAAAGCAGCGTTGGCCTCCGGCGGACACCTGGTGAAAGAGGCTGATGTGACCAGTGGGGTCCATACATCGCTGCCTCACAGGGGGGCCAACCCTGCGGGTCATGGTTGCGGGACCCGGGTACGGACGTCTC